ATAAAAATTGATTTTTTAAAAATCATAAAGTCTATAAGTATTCATTTATTTATTTACTATTATTATTACTATGCCTACTTACGATTATTCTGCTACTATCATTACTGATTTTACTACTGGACTTCATAACAAATCTATATATCCAGCACAAGTAAAAGACCTAATGAAGAAACTACATAAATTTAATGGTTTCTCTTTTATAGTCCCACGCAAGTATGTAAAGCACATTACTTGTAAATACTATATACAAAGAGAAGTTAGTGAGAAAGACGGAGAACAATATGACGACGACCTAATGATTAACTCCTTTGGAATTACTAAATAAAATAAAAATTGATTTTTTAAAAATCATAAAGTCTATTATTATTCATTTAATAATTCACTATGCCTGAACTAACCTATAATCAAAAATACTACCGAGCAAACCGAGTTGCTATTCTCAAAAAGAGAAAGGAACGCTATAATGAAGAACACAATATTACTAACCCAAAACCTTACGAACCTCCACCAGCAAGGGAGCAAAAACCAAAGTTGGATAAAGAACCAAAAAAGAAAAAAGATAAGAAAGACTATACGCCGTATTACGCTATTCATAGAGATAGACTTTTAGCAAAACAAAAAGAAAGATACAAGACTGACGAAGAGTTTAGAGAGAGGATTAAAGCAAGGTCTAAAATCACTATGAAGGAACGAGGTAAAGACTATGAACCTGAAACTTCATACAATATGACTGACGAAAACAGAACAAAAATCAAGAAGAAGATTAAGAAGAGAAGAGTAATTCTACCTAACCCTCCCTCACAAGAGTATCTGGATTGGTTATGGACTGACGATACAGAGAATGAACCAGAGCAAGGCAAAATCGCCAATAAGTGGGTAAATGCCTAAAAAAATTTGACGCAAAAAAAAAATTGATTTTTTAAAAAACTTAAAGTTTATTACTATTCATTTAATAATTAACTATTACCAAATCAATATGCCTAATACTAATAGAGGAATTATGTCCCACGACCACGCTTGTTGTGAAAAAAATAAGTGTGATAAATGTAAGAAGAAGATTATGTCTTTGGAAGCACAACGACGCTACGCTTGGAGATTGGTCTTTGAGGAGCGAACTGAAAGATTAGAGAACGGAGTTGATATGCTACAATCGCTGGAAGTCTTTGTAGAAGAGATTGAGGAAAGTAGTGGTGTATCTAATCACCTCCAATCCTTTATCAAAAAACTATACAAAGATACAAAGGAAAAGGTGGAGTGCCGTGTATGTCTGGAAGTGATTGACGGCAAAGAGTTAAAGACTGGAAAGTGCGGACACAACTTTCACGAAAAATGCTATGAAATGTGGGAGAGGCAAGGCAACACCAAATGTCCCCTCTGTCGCAAAAAGTTCTAAACTTCCAATTATACCAAAAAAATATCTTTTTTATTTTTATATGAAGGACAACGAGTTATTTGAGGAATTAGACGATATTGTATCTAAATTAAAAATGAGAATTATTTTCTATCAAACAGAAAACAGAGAGTTAAAGAAAAGAATAGAAGAGTTAAAAAAATATGTAAAAAATAATTAGACAACCTTAACAAGATTTACACTATCAAACTGACTGGCGTGTCTTACGAAGGATTGTTGGAGTAATGGATTGGTGGCGGTGCTTCCATTTCTTGACGCTGGTAATTTGGCGTTGCCTGTATTTACTCCACTCTTTAATGTGAGATTGTAATCTTGATTGACGAAGTTCTGTGTAATACCCATACCAAGTGTAAAGTCTGTGCCTACACCTACGCAATCAGCATTCATATTATCACCAAATCCTCTGTTATTAGTTGGAGCATTTGATACATAATCACTATTGAGTGCCTTGTTAGTTAAATCAAAATCAGCGGAAGAGTGGTATGGTTCTAATCCGTCAAGTAATGATTTATCAAAATATTTTCTTGTTTCGGCATCACCATATCCTAACGCCTTAAATTCTAATGTAGAAACATCAATAGCAGAACCTGTATTAGAAACATCGTCCTTTGCGTCTTCTGGATTAGGGACATCCTTAATCTCGTAATTATTTGGGAAGCGAAGTCCATTCTTGGCGTTTAAGTATGCTTGTTCGCCAACAGGTTTGCGGAAGTTATTGGCGTTCTTGTTAAAGTTATTAGTCTGGTCGTTGTCTAAAAAGACATTCATTATAGACTTAACCATTTGTAATTGTGGTGTGTATGAATTACTATTGACTGATGAATGAATATCATTTATTAAGTTAAGGCGAGAACCAAGCATAAGTGATTGTGGGTAGGCATTCATTTCCTGCTCTGTTGGGACAACATATCTACCTTCTAATCTTAAATTTTTAAGAGTATATGAAAATCCGTTGATTGGACTGGCGTTAAGAGCATTACCTCTTACACCTCTCCAACGAGAAGAGAATAAAGCACTATCAGGATTTAAGTGAAGAGTGATAAGTAATCCTCCTAAAAATCCGTCATCTAAATTTAACTGACCTACATTAAGTAAATCAACATTTATAGGAATGGAGAAGAAATGACCTATCATTCTATCATTATCACCACTTAATGAACCCATACCACCATTAGCACCTGGTGAAAAATTACCAGCAATCTTGCCGTCCTTGTCGGCAGTCGCCATAGTAGCGTCAAAGCGAGGGCAGTTATTTACCTTTCTATTAGTCTTACCAGCATTTTTACCAGTAGTTAATGCCCTAATGTAAGGGACTTGTAAATAATCTACTTCATTATTGGAATAGACTTCTTGTAATGAAGTATATTGATTGTAGTTATTAGCAGTAGAAATCTCAATAAGAGTTTTCTTTGACTGAACTACAACTTTATCTATTATATTTTTAACACCACCCCAATTAGGAAGATTTACATTACTTTCATTTTTTAAATCACCACCAGCAACGGCAACAGCATTTGAGTTAGAAGTCTGTCCTACTTTATCATTACCATCACTAAATCCAACTGGATTGGAAGCACCATCAACACTTAATGTATCAACATTTATATATTCATTAGAACTATCCTTAACTAAAATCTGTCCTACAAGTCGTAGGGTATTGGTTTCTAACATAACTGGTTGTGGAGGCACAGAGAACTTGATTGTTGGAAATCCGTCCCTATGTGAAAACCCACCACTAACAATCTGTGTGGAACTTAATACAACTGGATTATCGTTTAAAGGAGATATAGTAAAAGGTTTCTTAATAATCGGCATATTAGTTTTATATAATAGATTTAGAAAAAAAAAATTAAGCAAATACAGAAAAATTCACAATAGTCTTATGTAATTGTGTCGCTGGTGTATCATCATCCATATTACGAACCTCAATCTCAAAATAGTTAGTTGTAATTATATGTTTATTATCTAAATGCTGTGATAATCCAAGAGAAGGAGTATATCCTCCTCTAATTATTTTTATACCACTAATGGAGGTTTCAGTATCGTCAGTTTGATTAGAACCGAAAACATTTGGGGCGTGAGAAAGAATTTGTTTTCTAATTCCAGAACTTGATTTATCACTTGTATTAGAAAACGCTTTTGTGGGAAGATTTATCAATATTGTAAATCTATCATTTTTATATGAATGTGGAATATCTCTAATATTATAAAGAACACTTGACTTAATTGGTAAATTTGGAATATCTGTTCCAAACTTTTTACCAATCCAATTGATAAATGCTTGGAATGAAATAATTGGATAAAATGGTCGTGAAACAAATTTATAATTTGGTATATTTTTGTTGTAATTAAATGTTTCATTTGCGTTGTATAAACCAAATAAATCATTTGCTAATTGAGTATCGCTAAAATATCCAGTTTCTCTTAAAAAGTATGCTCCTCGTAATGGGTCTGTATTGCTGTTAAGAGTTCCCTTATTTGTTTCAGTAAATAAAGTTCCTTTAATTGTTTTCCAACCAGCAGTAGTATCATTACCAGCAAGGATTGGGGCAAATGGTAAATCACTTCCACGATAAGATAGACCATCAGTAAATAATGGTTTTGTGTCTTCTCGTAAAAACGCTCCGCCGAAACCTGCTTGTTGATTTGACCTTGCTCCGCTAAACTTAAAGTTTCTACCATCAAAGACACACATACAACTTCCTTTACTTGACGCTCCAATAAATACAAGAGGGAAATATACTGCTCCTGACCCTGCTCCAACACTTTTAATATTAGCACCACCAACTTTATCAACATTCTCTATCATATGTATCGCAACAAAAAGTTCATCACTTCCTACCTTATGGTCTAATCCAACAATATTATCAAGCAATTCACTCGCAATAAGTTCTTGGTCTAAAATTTCACTCTTTCTCCAAGCGGATTGAGAACTTGGGGTCATATAAATATTTATTCTGGTTTTATTAGCAGTAGCGTCATCAACTAACTCAACACCAAAGAAGCATTTAGGAACTTGTTTGTTCGCTGGGAAATTTGTAGTTAATTTTAAATCACCTCCTGCTATAACTTCATTAGTGGGTGGAGTATGAGTTCCTTGATTTTCCTGTCTTCCTTTTCTTGTTGTATTAGTAGCGGAACTTAATCCTGCTCCGTTAGTTTGGTTTTCATTTTCTAATCCAGCGTAATCAATACTATATAAACCAATAAAATCTTTACCAGCATAAGTTCCATCTAAATTGGTTTGTTTTGTAATTGCTGAAAGCATAAAATCGCTATTTTGTTTTACATATAATCCCTCACAATTGCCGTCTGGTAGTATTCTTGTTGATGACCCAGCAATATTATTTTTGGTATGAAAATCTAAATCATATACATTACCAAAATGAAACAATCTATCTCTTGATAAAGCGTAAGAGTTATATTCAGCATTATCAGCATTTGGTGTAAAACTATTTGTATTGTTTCCTGCTTGTTCTACATTAGTTCCATTTATTAAATGGGTTGTAGAAAATCTCATAAATTTTTGATTGTTAAGATTTTTAGTAAAACCAAATTGTATGCCTCCGTCATTTGGACTTCTTGGAATAAAGGGTATTTGATTAGGTAAATGTAATACACCAGAGGGATTTGCTGTTGGTAAATCTACGCTTCCATCTGCCTTTTGACCGAAAAATGTAAAAGCGTTATTAGGTAAATTACCAGCAGTAAAATTTTTCTCTACAAATGCCCTATTTATAGCATAATTAAGACCCTCTAATGTGTAATGGTCTTTTGGAATTACTACATTTAAATTAGTTTGGTCTAATGGTATTGTTGTATTGATACTTTGTGATGCTGATTTTTGGACGGCACTATTATCTGGGTTTTGGACTAATGGTAATCTTGGATATATATCACCAATACCATTATTAGCAACTACATTAGTTGCAGGAACATCAGTGTCGGCTATGGATATTGGATATGGATTATCTGTCGGTGCTGAAACAGATATGAGTTATACAACAGGAACAG